TTATCTGATGTAATTGCATTGTTACTTATTTTTGCAGTAGTAATTGCAAGATCACTTACTTTTACCGTAGTAATTTGGTTATCAGAAATTTTAGCTGTCACAATTTGATTATCAGAAATTTTAGCAGTGGTTATTGCATTGTCAGATATTGAGGCAGTGTTGATTACGCCACCAAGTGTATCTAATGCTATTTCATTCATATTAGTGCCATCAGTAAAAGCCAAATGAATTTTACCTGCATCTGTTTGAAATCCAGTTCCTGAAGCTGTTTTAAAAGTTAATGTGCTTGAACCATGTGTAGTGTTATCTTGCACGATGTACATTTTTTCTATGCTATTCGGTATCGTAACATTTGTGTTATCTGTCAAACTACCACCAAATCCTAATACCATGTTTCTAGCTTGTGATATTGATCCATCTGACATCGCTAACGCAATAGTTGCAGATGTTACACTTATACTTTCGTAACCTGCTATAGCTTGTTCTGCTAATTGTAAATTTGTATTTGTTTTTGTACCCCAGATACCAGCGTTTTCACCGGTAGCCATAAGTTCTAGTTTTAAGTCTGTAGAAAATGTAGATGCCATAAATTATATTATATTTTGATTATGCAGCAATATCAACCTCAACCCATACATTAGATACTGTAGTATCTACTTCTGACCAAGCTATTGATCCAACAGTTCCTACGTTTAACGTCATATTTTGGCCAGTTACATCAACTGGTGTATCAACTTCTACTGCAACATTATTTAATGATACATTCATATTGATGCCAGAAGGCTCAACTGTTACATCAATAATTGCCTCCTCTTCACCTAAAGTAGTCGTTATAGCTTGACCCGTTAGTTCTACTGAACCATTAATGACAAAAGCTAAAGTTCCTGTGCTTATATTAATGTTTTGAGAATCTAAAAGCTGTGCTGTAACAGCATCTACTGTACCAGTAGACATGTTCATATTTATGCCATTTAATTCAACAACTGGAGAACTAGTAATACTTAATGTGCCTGTTGATACAGATATTGTTTCACCCTGAACTACCTCAGTGACAACGTCAGCTTTAATACTGAACGGACCAATTGAAGTGGTCATTTGAATACCAGTTAATTCAATATCAGGATCTACTTGTATTTGTCCGGTAACCATTGGTGCTTGAACACCAGTAAGTTGTACTGAACCAGAATTTGTTTGCGTAATATTTCCAGCGTTAGCTGTTACTTGTAAACCAGTTAATGATACAACCGTAGTTGGTGTACCAAGTGATGCTATTGCATCTTGAGCTATTGCTGTAATTCCTAATGCCATAATATTAATAGTGCAGGGGGTGGTGATTGGTGGTAAACCCCCCACACAAGCGGATTATATCATCTCTTAAACCAAGAAGGAAGACCAAGATGTGGTCTTTTATCGAACATATTATCTCTTGATCCTGGGGTTTTACGATTGTTATAATGTAGAAAAACTTGTATACATTCTTTACCTTTAAATTTTTCTCTCCAGTGTTCTAACTCTACTCCTTTATAAACTAACATATCACCAGGTTTTAAATCGACTCTAACTCCTTTTGCTTTACTAGCAACTGTGATATTTTTACCATCTGGTGCACCCACATTTTCATTTGGGCTTAAATATATTGGCCAATCATCACCACCAAGATTCATGGTTGTAGATATCTCGCAAGAAAATCTATCCTTGTGTCTTTTTAATTCATCACCTTTTTTATATATTCTTGCATAAGTATAAGCTGGATATAATTTTAATCCTGTGGCTTTCTCCATACCTGGTTGACATTTAAGTAATAAAGTTTCCATGGCCATATTAGCATATTGAGAATAGGTATTTGGTATCTGTTCATTTTTTCCTTCATAATATCCTATAATAGTTTCAAATGGAGAAAAGTATCTTGATTGTCTACAAGTATCATAAACCTGTTTTTGCATTAAAAAATAATTTGCAATAAAAGATGCTAGGTCTTTTGATATTGCTTGACGGATAATTGTATACTTTTTCTTTTTAAACATCTTTTGCCATTTCTTTTGGCACCGCTTGTATATTCCAATGTATAAATCTAAATGGTTCTATACCAAAATCTACTGCAAACTCGTGTTCTAAATAACCTGGAAATATAACTAAAGTTCCTGGTTTTGGTTTAATATGAAATTGTTCGTGACCCGCCCATACACCTTTTAAGTCTGGTTTCATTTTTAACTTTGTTGTTCTTGCACCAGTCTTTGGTTCGTGAAATATTGGAAAAGAAGTTTTATCACTGCACTTTAAAAAATAAAAACCTGACACGTGTTGATTCCAATGTATATGTGCAGAGTGATGACCACCACCTTTTTTAGCAAACTCTTGCACCCACATCTCACTAAATAGTGTTGTGTATAGTGACATATCATAACCTTGGTGATCTAAATACTCCCAAGACTTTTGACCAATATAATTTCTAAAATCTAAAAAGTCATTGTCAAGTGTGAGTGGTGTTGAGTGATATGATCTTCCAAAGTCACCATATTTTTTTATAAATTCTTTTTCTCTTTTACGAGCATCAGCAATATATTTGTTACTTGCTTTGTTTAAAGATTTTATAAACTCTGGTTTTTCCTCTGTCCAAACCATTGTTGGAAAATAACTATTGATGAACATATTTTAAAATACAATCCTTTCCATTAAATTTATACCATTCTATATTTAAATTATTATAATTTTCTTTTACCTTTTCTGATAATCTAATACCAGTTTCCATTATAAGAATTCCATTTTTATTTAAATACAAATGAGCTTTATCTAGTATTTTTTTAATAAAATAAAAACCATCATTATCAGCGATGTAAGCAATTTTTGGTTCAGGAGATGATTCTTTATAATTATTATATTCTTCTTTTGATATTTGTGGTGGGACTGCAATTATTAAATCATATTTTTTAGTTATGTTTTTAAATAAATCACTTTTAATACAAGTAATTCTATTATTTAATTTTTGATTATTTATATTTTTATTCGCTACTTTCAAAGCTTTTGAATTTATGTCTGACATATCTACTAAACATTTATCTTCTAATAAAGCTGAAATAATTCCTAAAGCTCCAGATCCACAACATAAATCTAAAATTGTTTTTTTATCTTTAATTAATTCTTGTAGATAATCTGCAATTGGAGATCGAGGAATATAAACATTATTATCTACATAAAATTTTGTATTAAAAGGTCCATACCAAATAAACCTGCTATTAAATTTGTAATTAAAATTCATCATTTAAAAGGTTGTCCTATATTCCAGACAACAAGACTATATCTTGTGCCCGATGTTACTGGCTTAACTCTATGCCACACAAAACTAGGAAACACAATAATAGAACCTTTTGGTAATATTTCTTTACATTGTACTCTATGTTTTGATTCATCTCGCATATGTGGGTCATAATTCCTAAAATCAAATTCTAATTCACCACCTTGATATTCTGAACCATCTGTTAACTGACAAGTCATAGATAGTTTTCTGATTTTACCGTGTTCTGGTGTATTTGGTTTATCATAAGGTTTATCCCAACTATCACAATGCCAATCGTAGTATTGGTTTAGTTTATATTTTGTAAATTGACAAGATTCGGATCTATCCCAATCAAAATTCCAACCTGCATTTTTATTTGCTTGGTGAACATATGGGTGTAACTCTTTATATATCCAAGTATCATTCAACCATACTAAATCTGATTTTCTTTTTCTTTGTAAATTTTTAACATCATCTTTATTTAATTTCTTATCACCATAACCACCAGTTCTAGCCATAACTTCTTTTTGTGAGTTTGCATAAGCTATTACATCATCACAAAATCGAGGTGTAAGTGCACTTTTAAAATACCAATAGTAATTAGATATATTCATATGTTATAGTCTGCACAAAATTTAAACTATCTTTTTGATTATTGGTTATGTAATACATATTAGTTGATGGAAACATGATAAATTCATTATCTATTAATGGCATATCCCAAGATCTACCTTTTCGTCTATTATCTTCGTAGTGTATTCGAACCATACAATCTTTTACGTTTACACCATATAATAATGTAAAGTCTGGAGAATTCCGCAAATCCACAGGATCTATGTTTAACAAAGGAATTGTAGTTTCCTGAGGCTTATACATATTACCCCATGTTTCTTTATTAATTAAAACAAAACCATACTCTAAATTTATATGGTCTCTCATATAAGTATTTAGCATATCAAATGTTCGTGAAAATGGAAAAGGTGAATCTGTAACTTTCGATTTTAAAATATCATTTTGTAATTTATCTCGGTCAATGTCCCAATCTTTGGGCATTGCTACTTCACCGTGATATAAGGCTTGTTCAGATAATACTTTCTTTTGCATACCACCACTTATGCCATAAGTTGTTATTTTATTCTATAGAATTTTTCAAATCCCAAGACTGGCCTTCTTCATTCCAATCATAAAACCAACTATGAGTTTTAGCTTCATTTTGTGATTCTTGTTCTGCAGTTAATGCAGGAGCATCACCAATTGGTGATTTCCAATTTGCAGTTGCAGTATCTTTTACCCAAGAAGCAAATGGTTTTTTTGGCCAAAAGATTTGATTATCCTCATCCCATTCATAACCTATACCTGCATAGTTTCCTCTAAATGCTTTTGAGTCATCACCTGAATTATGTTTATTACTTGATGTATTGTAAGATGTTTGAATCCACATTTGTGAAGGCCAGTTGTTATGTGTTTCTAACCACTGTTGACCTACTGATTCATCTTCAACTCCATCAGCATTTAACATTTTATCGTTATCCATAGTTAACACTTGAATAACTTTTCCGTTAGCTCCTAGTTTTGCAAAATGTGCCATAATAAACTCCTATTATATATTAATCTTAATTACCATTCAACCTATTGATACTTGTACCTTATTACTACTATACCAGATCCACCAGTTCCTGATATTCCAGGATTATAAACACCACCGCCACCGCCACCGCCTTGATTTGCTGCACCACAAGCTGGGGTTACAGTATGTGCTGGATTATAACCAAACGAGCCACCACCAAGACCTCTACCACCATAAGAAGCATTACCTGGACTAGCTGCACCACCTCCACCGCCAGAAAAATATTGTACACAAGATGAGCATTCACCATTACTTGCACCAAAACCTGTTATACCAGCTCCTGCTCCACCGTTACCACCTAAATATGGAGGTGCTGCATCTGTTCCTACAGCCATAGCACCACCACCTCCACCACCAACATCACAAGAAACGTGTAAACCTGCTCCACCATTACTTCCTTGAGAAGGTGTTACTGGTGGTGTATTCCCAGTGCCTCCAGGATTAGCTCCTGGTGAATATGGAGGTACGTTATGTGATCCACCTCCACCACCTGAACCTCCAGATGTTCCAGGTTGTGATGGTGTTGGTCTTGTATAATTACCACCTTTGCCACCACCTGCTGAAGTTACAGTGCTAAATGTTGAAACTCCACCTGCTGAATTACAATTTCCTCCTGGACCCGATGGTGAACCTGTTCCACCAGCTCCAACTGTAATTGGATAAGCTGTAGCCGTAACTGTAATTTGTGTTCCAGTTGGAGAACAAGCAGGTCCATAACCATTTCTTGGTGCGCCTGGACCGGACTGTGGATTAGTCGTAGTGTCTGCATAAAATCTAAATCCTCCACCACCTCCACCACCATAAGACCATTGACCACCACCTCCACCGCCAACAACTAAATAATCTACAATATTGTTTGGAGCACAAGCTGCTGCAGCACTTACTGTAAAAGTTCCTGGGCCTGTAAATGTGTGAATTTTAAAATTACCTGATGTTGATTCTGTTCCACCAGTAGCCTGTATCATATTATTACCTGTAAAAGTAACTT